TCCTTCGTATGTACGAATATCACCTTCACTCCATGCTGCACCCCATTTAATAGCGCAGCCTACTTCTTCGGCTGCTTGTTTAAAGGCGTCACATATATCGTCATATACATTTAATTCCCATGATACATCTGATCCTATATAAGCCACTACATCTACTGCATGGCTAAACCCATCGTCTTGTAACAAATGTTTACTAGCCATTGTTTGTGATCGTCCTGCAGCTACATTAGCTTTTTGTTCTTCTAATGTACGTACACCTTGTGTAACCCCAAAGTCTACCTCTGTTAGTTGTATAGCTCTTTCAACTACTGCTGTCATATCTGGATGTACACCCTCAAGTTTATCCATTGATCTTTGACTTAATCTAAAACTCATCTCATATCCTTTTTCATTGCTACCTTATTACCCATTGGCTTTCCTGCCATGTAAGCTGTAGCTCCCATATAAGCTGCTACCACACCTGTCTGTGCAATATAAAATAACCCAAGCAAATCTGCTAGGGCTTGAACTCTTGTGTCCGTCATTAGTGGGGTAAATAAAATAACTGTAAATACAATCATCATTCCCATTGCTACCCACGCCATAAACTTTTGTGACTCAGCTTTTTCTTCACGTAGCTCAACCTCAAGCATACGTTCTTTCATTGCTATTTCTTCTGGTGTAATTTTACCGTCACCGTCTACATCAAAGTCTATTACCAATTACACTCTCCTATATCTTTTAGAAGTTTTAGCTGCACCTTTAGGTTGTTTAGAAAACTGTTTACCTGCTGCTTTATCTTTTCTTTTTTTAGCACTACTTGCCGCATACTGAGAACTAGACATAGCCTTTATTGCAGCCTCGGGCAAGTATCGTTCACCAGTAGCTTTTGGTCCTTGCGTAGAAGGTTTACCACTTTTAGTTCTCCACTTTTGTTTTGTCCAACTGTCGAGACTTCTTTGTGATGCTGCTTTAGCCATTTATTATCCATGCTATTAATATTAAAGCACCTATACCTGAAACCATTAATAAACCTGTAACTGTCCAAGTTATAATTGCTTCAATCATTTCAGCTTTACGGTACTCTTGCTCTTTCTTTTGTTTACGTATTCTACCTTCAGTAGCTACTAGTTCATCCCAAGCACTTGGACCCATACTAAAACTAATCCAGTCTTTAAGTTCTTGCCGCATTGCTTCAGCTTTCTTTTTAGCTGTAAATATTTCTAATGCTTCAGCTTCAACAGAACCCCCATTGAGTGCTTTCCACCAAGGAGGGTTCTTGTTTTTTTGTTCCATAAAAGACAGGTCACTCATAGCACCTGCCCATTGTGTTAGCTGCCCAGACATATCCTGTAGGTCTTTACCTACCTGAAATCC